GGTAGAAGAAGGAAAGGCTATGGCTGCTGCCGAAATGAAGGCTACACAGATGGATCTAGTTGGTGAAAAAGTTATGGGAATGGTTAATGGATTGAAGGTTGGTCGCACGAAGCGTATGGTAGATTCTTGTGGTGGTCTTGATCCTATGACAAAGCAAAAGCAGTGTAAAGATACTTCTGGTAATTGTGGAAACGGAAACTGTGGTGACGAAGGGCTATTAGAACCACTCATAGTTTCAAAGGATGGCTATGTTCTTGATGGACACCACCGTTGGGCAGCAATTGCAACTCTTGATTTGATGGATGGAAGAAAAGATCCTTTCACTGTAAATACAACAATTGTGGACATGGACATGGAAGATCTCGTTGATGAATCAAACAAGTGGGGAGATGAATACGGTTTGGAGCGCAAGAGCGGTAAAGCAGCAATTAAGCCAACTGAAACAAAGAAAGAAGAAAGAGAACTAACGGCAGGAGAAATTTTGCATGAATCTTTATCGAAGACGATAGAGAAGATTCTGAAAGAAGAATTGGCAAAATACTCTATGTACGCTTGACTCACTATAAAAAGCAGATACACTCTCAAAGGAGAAAAAAAATGGACAAGATTGAAAAGTATAAGAACTTGAATGAAGAAGTAAAGAAGATGCTGCAAGAGGCAGATCAGATAGATCCTCTTTCCCTGATGGAAGAGATATGCCACACTTCCGCAGAAATCTGTGAGGCTCTTGAAGATCCCAATCGTGTGACCGCACTCATGCGCTCAGGATTGGTTGATACCAATCGTATTTCCCGTGTGCGCTCTGCATTGAAGAATCCAGAGAAGGCAATGCAGAATGCATCTGTTCGTTCTGATCTCATCAATATGCTCATGTCTCTTATCAATATTGTGACGAGCAATCCCTCTGCTTATGCAACCGTCAAGAAGGGTGCAAAGGCTTCTGAAGTTGTTGAGGAAGAACTTGTTGGTGGTCAGAAGGAACTTGACCTCAACAAGAACAACAAGATTGATAGCGAAGACCTCAAGGCACTTCGTTCTGGTAAGAAGAAAAAAGTAGAAGTAGAGGAAGAACTTGTTGGTGGTCAGAAGAAACTTGATGTGAACAACAACAACAAGGTTGATGCTGAAGACCTTAGAATGCTTCGTTCCCGAAAGAAGACAAAGGTCGATGAAGAAACACTCAGCGAGGGTGGAATATCGGGAGAACTGGACGATTGGCTTGAGGCTCTCCCAAAGAAGGTTATTGCAGAGATCAAGGCAAAGTATGGCAAGAAACTAAAGGCAGCAGACATGAGTGGCGGAATTACAATCAATGACAATGATCGTCAGGGAATCCGTCAGATTCTTGTGAACAACAAGGTCAAGCCTTTGCTTGGTGACAAGTCTCACGCAGAAGGAACATCCGCAGTCATCATGTCGTTCAATACATTCCACGGTTCGTAACAAGGGCGGTTGATATTCAATAAACAAAGTGATTTTATATTATGTTGAAAATCGAAAAGATTCGTTGGCGTAATTTTCTCTCTACAGGCAACACATTCACGGAAGTGGATCTGTTGCGGCACAACACAACCCTAATCACAGGTGAGAACGGCGCAGGCAAGACTACAATGCTTGACGCTCTCACCTTTGTGCTTTTTGGAAAGCCGTATCGAAACATCAATATTCCCCAGTTGACAAACTCCATCAATGAGAAAGATTGTCTTGTGGAGATTTGGTTCTCTGTTGGTGGATCACAATACCATGTTCGTCGTGGACTTGCACCAAAGGTCTTTGAGATTTTCAAGGACGGCAAGTTGGTGGATGTATGTGCCAATTCCAAAGACTATCAGAAGGTTCTTGAGGAACAGATACTCAAATTCAATCAGAAGTCTTTCTGCCAAGTGGTTATTCTTGGTTCCACAAACTATGTGCCGTTCATGCGACTTACGGCTGCGGATCGCCGCTCCATCGTTGAATCTCTTTTGGATATCTCCATCTTCTCTACTATGAATGTGCTTCTAAAGGAGCGTCAGTCTACAATAAAAGAGAAAATCAGGGAGATTGATGCAGGTTTGGGATTGATTCGTGAGAAGATTGATATGCAGACAAAATTCATATCAAATCTAAAGTCCCGTAGCGATACTCTTATCTTGGATAAACAAAAGGCTATAGAGACAACAGAAAGCGAGATATCCTATCTTACTTCTCAAATTGAAAATCTCCAAAAAGAGACTGGAGAATTGATTTATTCTACACAAGAGAAGAAAAATACGGATGAGAAGACCCTTACTCGTCTAAATACCCTTTATACCCAAATCAAGAATAATGTTCGATCCTTGACAAATGAAATCGCCTTCTATGAGAAGAACGATATTTGTCCCTCTTGTCATCAAGGAATCTGTGCCGATCATAAGGCTAAAGAGGTCAGCACGAAGCAGACCAAACTTCAAGAGATGCAGGGAGGAATAGATGAACTCAACACCAAGATTGCAGAAACACAGGACGCTCTCGCTCAGGCACAAAAGAATATTGAGAGAGTACAAGAGAAGCAGGGAAAAATCAATACTCTCATTGCATCCCGAGTTGCCTCCGATAAGCACATCAAACAACTCCAAGCAGAGATCAAAAGAATTCAAGAAGACCGCTCCGATGAGTCATCGGAGACAGAGAAACTCACGAAGTTCAAGACTATGGAGAGTGATATCTCTCGGAACAAAACGGACGCTGCGGAGTCTTCAGCGGTTTATTCGGCGGCTGCTATTCTCTTGAAGGACACAGGGATAAAGAAGAAGATTGTTTCACACTATCTTCCCATTATCAATAAGACAATAAATGCTTATCTTACACGCATGAATTTCTTTGTTAGTTTTGAACTAAATGAGAATTTTGAAGAGAAGATAAAATCAAGATATCGTGATGAGTTTACCTATGAGAGTTTCTCTGAAGGAGAGAAACGAAGAATAGACTTAGCCTTGCTCTTCGCATGGAGAGCAATTGCACAGCAAAAGAATTCTGTCAATTGTAATTTGCTTATTTTGGATGAGATATTGGATGGTTCTCTTGATGATACGGCAACAGATGCTTTCTTGGATATATTGAAAACCATAGATAGTTCAGTGAGAGTATTTGTTATATCACACAAAAATCCAGAGTCATTGGGGGACAAGTTCAAGAATCGGATGGTTTTCAAGAAGAAGAATAACTTCTCCATTGTTTCCGATTATACGAACTAAAATCCCTACAAAGGAGGGGCGAATGAATTACGCCACAGATCCTTGGTATGAGGAGAGGAGAAACAAAGTGATGCAAGCGGTTTCCATTGGAAAACCCCTAAAGGGTAAAAAGGAAACTCGGGCTTCTCCGTCTGGAAAGTATAAATTGGAACTGATGCCATATTCAGTAAAAGATATGCGTTGTCCTTTTTACTCTGTCGTAGAAATAATAAGATCTTCGGATGGCGATAGAATGGGAAAAATCATTCGAAATGATGCAGATTTTCCTTTTCTGTTTATTGAAGATTTTGAGGGTAAAGACTATTTGCTCTGTGCAGAAGACTATCAGGGATTTACTCTTATCAATATAACTGATGGGAAGAAATACGATTATATTGCAGAAAAATCCAAGCGTGATTTGGCTATGCGTATAACTGATTTCTATCTCACTCCAAACAAGCGGTGTCTTGCTATTGAGGGTTATGCAAAACAAAAGCCAAATGATATAGTGGAAACGGATGAGATACATTTTTATAAGATAAGCGATTTATCTAAATTTCCATATCAAGAAGTTGACAAGCGCATTACATTCGCTTATGATAAGGTAATCGGTTGGGAAAGCGATGAGCGTTTTATTCTCAGCAGAATAGAGGATTATATTGTTCCATCGGGAACTTGTTTGGATGATGTAAAAGATCAAAATGAAAGATTAGACCTTTTGAGTAAAGGTAATATAAAGAAACAAACGGCATATTATGCCTATTCACCCAAAACAGGCTTATTAGAAAAAGTATTCTCTGAATGGAGATGAAAGTGAAACCCGAAGATTTTGATGCTCTTTGCTATTTTAATAATCTGCTTGACCGTGGTCTTGGAGAAATAATCTCTGAAGGGAAAACCAAAGTTGATATTGGGCGGTGGTTGAGCAGTGTTCGTGCAAGTAAAACTGTTGCAGAAGATATTGAAGAGACTCTTGTCCGTTCAAGGACTGAATTGCAGGTAGCCGTAGACGACCCTAAATCAGACCAAAGGGAAGGCTATTCTTATCTTCAAAAACCCAAACTCAATCGTTATCATAAATTCATTTGTGATTCACACGATGATGTTATGAAATACATGGAATCCCATTATCCTAAGAAGGTTCGCAAGAAAAAGGCAACCGATCCTGCAAAGTTGGTAAAGGGATTGAAATATAAAGAAAAAGATGAAGAGTTTGATTTGACTTCGGTATCTCCCCGTGATATACTTGGAGCAGAGATGTTGACCGTCTTTAATACAAAGACTAGAACTATTACTCTTTATCATGCCAAAGAGCAAGGTTTGATGATTAAGGGTTCAACTATTTTGAATTTCTCTGATAAGTCGCAAGCAAAGAGATTGCGAAAACCAAAAGAAATTCTACAACAATTTGTTTCAGTTGGGTTTGCTCTTGTTCAAAAAAGATTTGATGAAATCAAAACTAAACCATCAAAACCAAATGGTAGAATAAATGGTCACACCATTTTGATTTGGTGTAAGAAAGCCGTGCGATGATTCTTATTGACAACACACAACTACTACTCTCTACAATCTTTACACAGGTTCGTGATATTTCTACTATTGATGAAGATATGGTTCGCCATATTGCTCTAAACACATATAGAATGTATCGAACAAAGTTCAAGGATAAGTACGGAGAGATTGTTCTTTGTCAAGATGCAAATTCTTGGCGTAGAGAAGTATTCCCCTATTATAAGGCTAATAGAAAGAAAGACCGTGAAGGCAGTGAAGCCAAGTGGAATCGTGCATTTGAAATTATGTCGAAGATAAGAGATGAAGTTCGTGACCATTTTCCATATAAGCATATGCGTATTGGTGGTTGTGAAGCAGATGATGTGATTGCTATTCTTTGTAGAAATTTTCATAAGCAAGAACCAATCATCATTATATCTTCAGATAAGGATTTTGCACAACTGCAAAGATATGCTGGTGTTGAGCAATATTCTCCAACTCTAAAGTCAAAGATTGTTTGCAACAATCCATTGGAGACTCTTGAAGAGCAAATTATTCGTGGCGATTCCGGTGATGGAGTTCCGAATATTCTTTCAGATGATGATTGCTTTGTTATTGACGGTAAACGGCAGAAGCCAATTACTAAAAAGAAATTCATAGAACTTAAAGAATCTTTGGGAGATAATAATATTTTCTTTGATGAATCTATTCGCAATAATTGGGAACGAAATAAGACTCTTATTGATCTTTCGAAAATTCCTCCTGATGTTGAGGCAGCGATCCTAAATAAGTGGGAAGAGCCTCACGATTCTTCACGCTCCAAACTGATAAACTATTTCATGGAGCACCGATTGAAGAATCTCATGGAGTGCATAGATGAGTTCTAATAGAAAGGATAGAGATGTGAGATGAGCAGAGATCGACGCAGCAATAGAGACTTCGATGATAACCGTGACGCACGGCGAGCACAGAAACACGCCGACAAGAAGCACGGACGAAGTGAGTTCAAACATAACATCAAAGATGCACTTGCATCAGGTGATTTTGAAGAATTTGACGACTTGTATGAAGAAGATGAAAGGCACAATAGGAGATAACCCAATGCCAACTGTGGAAAATAATACTATGATTCTCTCAAAGAAAACACACGAAATTCTCAAGAACTTTGCAGCAATCAATCCTAATATCTGCATCACGGAGGGGAATAAGATTGTCACCCTCTCTCCAACAAAGAACATCATGGCAGAAGCCGAAGTAGATGAAAAGTTCGATCACACGGTTCGTATTTTCGATCTCAATCGGTTCTTGTCCACGGTTTCTCTTATGCAGAATCCAGAACTTGTGTTTGCCAATGACAATGTGGTAATCAGCAGTAGTGGTGGAGCAAAGGTGAAGTATTGGTATTCTGATCCTGCTATTGTTCAACCCGTGACGAAGAAACTCTCCATGCCAGCAGTTGTTGCAAAGTTGGAGATTACTGGTCAGCGTATTGGTGAACTTCTAAAGGCTTCGGCAGTCATGCAGTTGCCGAATCTGAAGATCAAGTCGAAGGGAGAGGATAGTGCAGTAGCCGTTCTCTACGACAAGAGCGATCCTTCTTCCAACGAGTATACCGTTGAACTACAGGCAGAATACGATCAGCCGTTCTCTGTCTCTTTCAAGGTTGAGACTCTGAAGTTGATTCCTGGTGATTATGTTCTGGAGATTTCCAAGAACATCGTGTCTCGGTTTACTCACAAGACCGAAGATTTGAAGTATTTCATTGCTATGGATTACAAGACAGGCGACGAACAGGAGTAATCAATGACTGCATCTTATCTTCAGAACCTTCTTTGGGTTGAAAAGTATCGACCCAAGCGGGTTCAAGATTGTGTATTGCCTTCTGGCATCAAGAAGACATTTCAAGAGATGGTGGACAATGGGGAGGTACACAACCTCCTCTTGTCTGGTACGGCAGGAACTGGCAAGACCACTATTGCAAAGGCTCTTTGCGATGAGTTGGGTTGCGATTTCATGCTTATCAACTGCTCTGAAGACGGAAATATCGACACTCTGCGAACAAAGATTCGCAATTTTGCCTCAACTGTTTCATTAGGTGGTGGCAAGAAGGTAGTCATTCTTGACGAGTTTGACTACTCTAATGCACAATCCACACAGCCCGCTCTGCGTGGCTTCATTGAAGAGTTTGCTGCAAACTGCCGATTCATCCTCACTTGCAATTTCAAGAATAGGATTATCGAACCCCTGCACTCCCGATGCACAACCGTGGAATTCTCTATTCCTGCAAAGGAAAAGCCAAAGTTGGCTGGACAATTCATGGATCGTGTAAAGGGTATCCTACAGGATGAGCAGATCAAGTATGATGAGAAGGTTGTTGCAGAACTCATCATGCGCTACTTCCCAGACTTTCGCAAGGTTCTAAACGAACTACAGCGGTACTCTGTTGGTGGCGAGATTGATGTGGGAATCCTACAAGTTGTTGGAGAAATCAAGACAAAGGAACTTGTTGGATTTATGAAAGAGAAGAACTTCAATGAGG